TTTCTGAATTAGCTGTCCAAGAAAGTAAATTCAATTCACTGGTAGCCCATTTACCACCAGAATCTTTTGAAGTGGTTTCCTTTGTTTCACCAGAGATTGACAAAGTATGATTTGTTGCAAATGCGATTGATGTACCACCAAGAAAAACCATCAAATCGCCACCTTTTATAACTGGCATATCGATATATTAGTTTATTGAAGTTTTTATTTGAAATGTTAATTTTTGTATATAGGCATCAGATAAGTAAGATTCATCAGCACCAATTAAATCAATACCAGTGATACGAATTCCATTTACTGTACCTTGCTTATTTTCAAGAGCTATCCTTATTTTTTCTGCTAAGTTAATTGAATCCTCATATGATAAGGATGCAACTATAATCTCAACAGTTGGGCCATCTTCGTAGATACCATCTTTTGAACCATAAACTGAAATGCCTGACCTTCTGTAGATGATGAAAGGGTACTACGTTTTAGCAGGTGCAATTAATGGAAATACCTTATCAGGTATTATATCATTAAGTTGTGCTTTTATTATTTTACCTATACTTAGAGATGTTGCCATACTTGAATTAACTTTTTTATTATTTTGTCAAACGGTTAAATTGATTGTTTAAAGATTCCATAATAGCTTCTGTCATTGAAGATTCAGAATTATTACGGGCTTGTGAAAAGAAATGATGTGCAGTAATTTGACCTCTATTATATCCTTTATCAGTTGCACGTAATCCTGTACCATTTTCAAGAATCCATAATCTATAATCACCAAGAATTGAAACAGTAACTAAATTTTCTGAGTCTGATGAAGATAACTTAATACCTGTCATCATTTTGTTATTTACATGATTCACTGATGATTGAAGTGAAGTTTTAGTATTTTGTTGTAATACTTTACCACCTTCTTTAAGGGCTTTTAAAACCATTGGCTAAGTCTGTGTAGGACCTAACAATTCAAATAAATTATCAACCTAAGATTGATCTATTGTAACAGTTTTATTAGCCATTAATCGTTAATTAACTCCGTTTGTATTATTAATTTTTGTATATGTTTATCTGGAATAATTGATAGAATTCTGTATTTCTTATCTTTGAATGAAATCCTCATGGATTCATCAACTTCATTATAAAGTCTAATTTCAAATGTAACAGATGAAGTAAAAAAAACTTCATTATTATCATTTGTTTTAGTACCAGTGTTGTAAATGACACGGGCTTTTGTAGTTAAGTAATCAGTATATGCAGATTCTTGAGATCCAAAATCTTCATTATTTTCAATCTCCAGTTTTTCAATGGTAATATATTCATTTAAAAGACCTGCATTCATAACTTACTGGGACCATTATAATTTTTATTTAAAGATAACAGATAATCATATGTAAATGGTACATCAACTACAGTTCCATAAGAAATAGATTCTCTTTGTGCATATAGTGTACCAATATACAATAAAATTGCTTGAACAATAGTAGGTGGAATATCCGACCTACCATTGTTATCAGCAACTAAATTTTCCAGATCCTCATCAATATGGCGTGCAACTACATCTTGAGCTACATTGATTAGCCATATCAAATAATCATCTTCACCATGAAAATTAGTATCAATATTCAAGTGCTTTTTAACTAAATCAAGTGATAAGTAGAGAGCCATATTAATTAGATTTTAAAGTTTTAATTATGCTTTAGCAACTTTAATGCCTTCTGGACGAAGAACCTTAGCATCGAAGAATGCATTAACAACGATTCTTACTTGACCAGCAGCAGCTTTTGTATAAGGATCAACTGTAATATCTAAGTTACCCCATTGTGCAATAGCAAGATTAGCAAAATCACCAAATGCTACATTAGTATCTGCTACATTTGAAGTAGTCAATACAGGTGTACCATCCAAAGTACCGTTTTGATAAACAAGTTCGGTATTTTTAGAAGATTTTTGCATTGCACGGAATTTAGCTTTAGCTTTAGGTGACATGATATACTTAGGTTCACCAAGAACATTAGCCTCTTCAAGTTCAGCCTCAAAATCACAAACAGATGCAAAAGTATCAAGAGTTGAAAGTTCTGTATCAGCAAAGATACCAGCAGGTTTTACATCAGTTGCAGCTTCAGCACCAAGAATAGTTGCTTCAAGTTTAGAATTGATAGCATTAACAAGGTCTGCACGAATAAGAGCTTCAGCAGAAAGACTATCTTGTGCTAAGAATTTCTTAGAAATGTCAATAAATGCAGTCAAACGTTTAGGCTGAAGTTTAACATTAGTAAATTCACCAGCACCATCAGGAGCATCAGCAATTTCACCTTCCCAACCTACATTTTCAGCAGACATAATAGGCACTTGAATATCACCTACACAACCAGAAATGTATTTAGCACCAGCTTGTACAAGTACATTCTTAGCACGAAGTGGTTCCATAATGTCAGTAAAATCAGTTACTACAACATCTTCACCCTCATTGGCTACAGTTACAGTTGCACGTGTGTCAACAGGAATTTGAATCTGACCGCTATAAGAAAGACCTGCGTGTGTCATTTCATTACGACCAGCCTCTATAACAGCTTGAGCTTCTTGACTCAAAGAACGATTATTTGCTACGGCATTAATCGCATTAATTAATGAAAAACGTTTTTCCATTTTAGAATTAATAATATTATTTTTTTGTTTATTTAAAAGAGAACGATCTTCCTTATTGTCGTCGTCTTCTTTATTTTCTTTAGGTTTATCTTCTTCATCCTCATCAGACTCAGATTCTTTTTTGTTATCCTCAGGATTTTTTTCTTCATCTTCTTCATCCTCAGGATTCTTTTCAGTATCTTCATCCTCATCAGATTTTGATTCATCTTCTTTATTTACTGGATTTTCCTCGGACTTGTTTTCATCTTCTTTATTATCCTCAGGCTTTTCATCTTCTTTATTATCCTCAGGCTTTTCATCTTCTTCATCTTCTTTAGCACGATTCTCCAGTAAAATAGATTTAATTTCGTAATATCTTGCTTTTTCAGCATCTGTCATTCCACGAATTTCTTTCTTACATAATTCGCAAATTTCAGTTGCTTCTTTTTTAAGAATATTTCTTTCTTCTATAGTCATATCGATATATTAAAGATTATTGATTTCACTTATTTTTGCATTCATATCATTATCTATAGTTTCAGAAACTTTTTCTTTTTCTTCTGCAGTTCTTAGATAACAAGATGATGTTGGATATGCTGGTTCAAATACACAGGCTATATCGTATAATTTATCTATCTTAGAAACTTGCCTGTAAATTTGACCATTTTCTTTATACCAATGTTCACCATTATCAGCAACAGTAAATGCAAATGATGATTTTGTTATTTCACCACGTCTGATATGTTCAACAAGTTCATCGCCATATGCTGTATGTGGTGCATCAAATTCATAATAAAGGCCATCTTCTCTAAGATACAATCTTAAAGACCCTGGTTCACCATATCTGGATCTTGCAAGAATTACATCATCACGGTGATTGAATTTAGCATAAATGTCAGAATTATTAATAGTTTCTTGTGTAATTGCATTAGATAAGATTACTTCATAGAATTGACCTATTTTTGAAGATTCTTCATTAAATCTGACAGCATATCCGCAAACTGTTCTTCCTTCTTCTGATAGTGATATATCGTCACTGAATATCAGATTGTTCCTCTGTTCCTTGTCCATTTTCTTGTTGATTTACTGTATTTTGATTTAAGTTAGTATATGGAATTATATGTTTATCACCACCTTCAATAGGCGCAAGTCCCATATCAGCACGTACTTCATTTATACAAAGAATACCAGATGCTAACATAGTTTGATAATAAGATGCCATTGCAGCTTTATCAGTTCTTAAGATAGCTGAAATATCAAGTTTAATTCCATAATTAGGTACATTCAACTTACGGGTAAATTCTTCTTCCAGCATTACAATATAGGGCTGTAAACAGTGAAGTAAGAATTGATGTTGTGCAGATTCAAGATTAGAAGATTCAGCACCAGTTAACATGATAGCAGGAATACCAAAAAATCTTGCTATATCCTCTATATTATATCTTCTACTATCCAAAAGTTGACTATCAGTTGCATTCAATTGTACTGGCTGATATTTCATGTTACCTTGCAGAATAGCCAATCCATGTGCACCACCTCCATACGCCTATTGCCAAGATGTTCTAATATCATTTTTTTGCCTATCAGATAGTTGACCTTCTACTGTTAATACACCCGATAAATTACAGCCAGATTCAAAGAAATCTTTGCATTGATCTTCTGTTGCGTTTGCAATACCTATTGATCTTGATGCATACTTTAAAACAGAAATACCATTAACACCATCAGTTGTATATTTCTTTAGGTGAATGATATTTTGTGGTAATAATTTCTTTAAGTTTTTTAGTTTAGTACAAGAATAAGTTACAGTACCGGCAACTTCATTATAATCACATGTTACTGTAGTAGCAGGCAAATATAAAAGGCTTTCTGGCATTCCAGATATGCCATCTCTAAAGATATAAGCATATCCATTACCATATAAAAGCACATCTCTTATAAGGCAAGCTTTCAAATTGTAGCTATTAATATGTGCAGAATTAAAGATAGTATTCAAAGGGTGATTAGGATCAACTTGTATATGATCTTCATTGAAATTAACCACCTGAATTGGCAACATTGCAATACTATCAGATATAATATTAACTGCACGAGAAACAGCAGACACAGACATTGAAGTAGCATTTGCTATATATTGTCCAAAATTCAATGCATCCGAAAAAGGTGACACATAATTTAGTTCTTTCTTTTCCGAATTATTAGAATTTCTTTGGAATATTTCTCTAAGACTTTTCATATACTTATTTATTCGCAAATATTTATAAAATTTTAAATAGAAAAATCATATATAGGTGATTCTATATACTTTCCTAAAGATTGCAACATTGATATAATAGTATCGATTTTGTTAGCTTCTTTACCTGATTTGACCGGTTTTGAATTCTGGTTCCAATCATTCTTAATAGTTGTATTAGCAAAATTCCACCTAACAACCGGATTATATTGTACAACTATAGAATTTGATAAAATCAATCTTTCAAATTCTTTAGTTGGCCTATTAAAACTACCTAAAGATTGACTAAATGGATCACATGGTAATCCCTATTCTGTAGCTTTAATAATCATAAAAGTAGATTGCCATTGGTCATATGCTATCTTTTGTATTAGTACATTTTGATTAATTTCCAGAATATCCTTTAAGATATAATCATAGTCTGTTACATTTCC